GTTGATGCACTATACGGAGCACAACCTGGCTTGGCAGCCAAATTGCGTGTGGCCATACAATGCTTGCCTCGGTTAGGCATTGGTAATGTACTGCAAGGCGACATGATGTTCACTGCCGAAGATCTTGGAGAAGATCTAGTTGGTGGAGAGAAATGCTATGTGTTTACACCAAATACCATCAGCTATGCAGTGCCCATTGATATTCCTCTAGGACAGCAAATACGCCAAGCTAAAATGGGAATCATATTCCATACTGCCTACGAAGGTGCCAGCCTGCCGGAAATGACTGCCAGTTTTGGTGCCTCAGTGGCCGGACTAAACAAGACCGCAGATGTTTGGTTTGATGATGCCACCTATAAAGATCTAACTGGCCGCGCCACATTGACCACACAAGAAAACACCGCACTACAATCGGCTATACTAAGATCCCGTGGTACACTGGAAAAAATTCCAGAAAAGAACTTTAATGTTATCATACAGAACGCCGAGTTCAGTGCGTATATTAAACCTTTTATCAACAACAATATCCGAGCCGGTGAGCAGGTAGGAAATACCACACAGTTCTTAAAACGTTTTTATCTTGAATACGAAAAGAAACAGAATGCCGAAATCGCCAAGCTAAAAGGTGGTGCTGAAAGCAAAGCAGCACAGGCACGTATAGAAAAAATAAAAGCGCAAGAGCAGTTCATGGCCGATAACAGTAACACATTACTGGGTATCATGGCCATGTACAAGAAGATTATTGAATTAAAACTAGCTATATTGCGTAAACTAGAAACCGTAGAAAGCCTAGTGGGCACATTTACCAAGACTGAAACTGGCTATCAAGTCATGAATCCTGAAGGATTTGTTGCAGTAGGACACGACGGCGGCGCAATTAAATTGATTGATAGGCTGGAATTTAGCCGTAAAAACTTCCAAGGCAAGCAGGACTGGAAACGAACGCAAATTGCGGATCCGGCATAAATATTTACATGAGGCAAGAGCCCATATAAATTAGGAGAAATAAAATGGCAGTTTTTACAAGAGTAAATGGTACAGCAAATGGAGTTGTACACGTAGACGTCGCAGATCGTCCAAATCAAAGCGGTATTGGCAGCATTGTTAGCACCGGTATCGGTAAGCGCCCAACAATGTACAAAATTGTTGCCGGAGCAACACTACAGAACCAAACTGGTACTGGTGGCGCAGTTGAAGCAATTTTGCGTGTTGTTGCAACAGTTGCAACAGTGATTGCTTATCAAGTTGAAAATGATGGCAGCGGTGAACTACGTGTTATGTGCGAAGCTACATCATGGAATGGCGTTGGAGATTATGATTTGCAAGCCGCAGTGAGATTGCTTACAGCAGTAGGCTCTCCTACAATCAACCTTAACGGTGCATTAGTAACATCAGTTGGGTTCAAGTCTTAAAGACTAGACTACAAAAACAAAAAGGCAGTTTCGTACTGCCTTTTTTCATGGCCGCTAAATATTAGCATGCGCAATCACTTTCAAGGATTTACACTGGTTGACATTACCCCAACAGGAGTATTGCACAATCACGCAGGCAATGATCATGCTAGGAATCAACAGCGCAATTGGGAAACCGTAATACAACTAATGGGACTTAGGGCACAACCACACATTATTGAGCTGCCCACTGCAAAACTGTATGATCTTGGCGACGGACCGTTTGGTGAAATGTATCGTGGACAGCATCTAGTATGGACTTGGACTTTTAGATCTGAACATCCTGGCGCTTATGTTGTCAACAATGACCCACTTGCTGGGCTGTGTCAAGATTTTGAAAACATACCTATCATTACAATATTAGACGAAACCGCTAGATTCATGCTGCCTATAATGCATCCGTGGGGCGCAATCAAGAACATACATTTTAGAAGAGTTTAAGCAGATAGAATAAATAACTAGTAACTGATGCAAAGTTATAATACAAAATTAATGCACATATCATGGTTTCACTCAGGCTCACTAAATCCCAGCATCATACTGAATTAAGGAAAAAATATGGCTACGGATATAGAAAAACAGAGCCTGGAGGCACACGTGGAATTATGCGCAGAACGATACAGTAACCTAGACCGCAGACTACATAGTCTAGACGAACGCATGGGGCGTATGGAAAACTTGATCATGGAGGTCAAGGCAGCTATTGCAGAAACCCCAGGTAAGTCTAGTAATTTAATGATTGGTGTTGGTACTACTATCATGGGCGCATTAATTGGCGGTTTGATTACAGTATTAGTACGCACCGCAACTTGATATGAAAATAGTTGAACTATTAAACAATGTAGCCTTGCCTATTACAAATGAGGAGGCCGACTTGTTGCATCAGTTTGACCACGATACAGTTATTACACGAGAAGAACTAGATCCTCGCCAACAACAAGTGGCCAATCAAATGGTAAACAAAGATGTTTTACTAAGGAAGAATCAAGATGGCCAAATCAGCTACAGCAAAAAAATCAAAAATTAAATATTGCGCTAGCAAGCAAGAGCAAGATGAAATAAGTCAAGCTGTTGATCTAGCGGTAAAATATGTAAATCAGTGGAAGCTATACGAGATAACTCGCATGATACGCCAGCGTATTCCCATGTGCATACCTGTTGGTGGTGGTTATATAGTAGGACATCAAGCCATAGTACCAACTCATGATGGCAGCTGGGACTTGCACGGATATAGTCGTGGCATGATCAATAGATTTTCTAGTCCGGGCGCAGCTTTAGCTTATAGCATGTGTGATCAAACTGGCAAAATAAAAGTGGCATATGAGATTATGGAAGCTGATCGCCTGGTACGCAAGTATCAAGAGAATCTCACCCGGAATCAATACAGCCTAGCCAGGGCTCGTGCCCGAAATGACATATGGCGTATGGATCTTTTCACTACTTTGATAGAAGAATCGCAATTATACCTAACTGATGCGCATGATCAATTACAAAAAAATTTAAAGCAAACTAAATATATGATAAACTTCGGAACTAATCATGAATCTTAAAGACATCAGTCCTAGAAAGACAACTAAAAAAATGAATAGCGTTATGGAAAGCCGCTTCGGTTTTACTATTGATTACACCAAGCTGAACCTAGCCAAAGCCAGCAGACTCAGCAAATCAGTAAGCGAAAACATCACACGTTTTCGTAAAAGCGTAGGCGCTCATACAGCCGAAAAGAATCCCAAATATATGGAATTGCTGATGATGCGCGAGTCGCTGAATCAGTGGATCAGTGAAAACAGTCAGCTTATGGAAGGCGAAATGGGCAAGAGTGAAGCTATCCTAGCAGCCAAGGACATGGTAGACAGCATCCAAGACATGTTGGAAAAAGTCAGCAAAATGCAAGTAGAACAGATGCCTGCCTTGATTGATACCATCCGTGATCAAATTGGTAACGAACAAGCCGATGCATTTAAGAACAGCGTAGGACAATTATTATCTGGCATGTTGGACAGCATGACACAAGCACGTGAGCAAGCAGATGGTGCTGCACGTCAACTGGCTGGAGAACAAATGGCTCCAACAGGAATGTCCATGGGCGGTGGTGCTCCTGGCATGGGCGCACCTGGCATGGGCGGTGGTGCTCCTGGTATGGGCACACCTGGCATGGGCGGTGCCGAAGAACCAACTAGCGACATGGATTCTTTTGGTGCTAGTGATGCGGCAGCTGGCGGACCCGAAGCACTGGGCAGAGAAAAGCGATAATGCGAGCACACGAATTTATTAAAGAAGATGCTTCTAAGTATGTAGAGGACGAAGCAGTCACCCGCGGTGACGCCAACCTGGCATCAGTATTAGAAACACTTCGCAATGACAGCCATGACACTCATGATGTGCCCATGGTACGTGTAGATAGTCTTATCAATATGGTAAGAGAAATACCCGGTACTGAGATGTTTACCATTGAAAACTTAATGGATGCATACAAGACAAACGACGCCGTCAAAACCTTGATCAAAGAAATCAAGGACAACAAGGATGGTGTTAAGTATGTCTATCTAGCCACTTTTGCTGATGAACCTGGTACCGGTGATGCAACACTAGGTGCAGCTGGGGGTATGGTCAATA